TCCGGAACTTCATGGACTGGGTTTTATTGCCCGGAAGCGACTTTGCTTGCCCGAATTTCTCAAGGCATAGATAAGGCATCGCTCGTTTGAGCAATTCGACTACCACATATGCAGCAGTCCGGGGGGTAATGTCCCCATAAACGGTTAGAGCCATTGGTTATGTTCCTCCTATCGCTTATTCATGGCCTCTTCAAACGCACCCTCGAAATCATCTGCAACAGTCATGGCGGCATTGACCGCTCCCCGCCGGGATACGACAGGGGTAAGGGCTTGCTTCTTGGCTGCTTTCTTCTGATTGATGGGGATAACGTTAGATTCGTCCTGAATAGTTGTAGTTATGTTGTTCTCTCGCTTGAAGTCCGCAATAAGGTCTATCACGTCTTCAGCGATACCTTTTTCATAAGTTTGTCTCAAGACGGATTGGACGTACTTGGGTTTGGATTCTATCCACTTAGCGATAGACCCATCGTCCCGGTAGGTCTCAAAGTCCTCATGAGCTTCCTGGATGGTAGAGAAGTGAGAAGCGATATCGGTTGCTTCGGCAAGTTCAAGAGCCGGGGCAACCTGGTTGGAGAACTGGGTAGAAAGTTGAGCACTGATTTCAGTCAGTTTTTCTTCAAATTCCTTCCTCAGTTTCTTGAGTTCGACTTCCCGCTTGATTCCCTCCATCTTGGAGACCACATCGAAATCCTGTTCGTACTCTTGTAATGCTTCCTTCTGTTCTTCAGTAAGGGAGTCATAGAGAGCGGACATTGCGGATTCGGGCGTGGTGGGTATTGTTGGGGCAGGTGGTGTGACGGGTTTTTTGGCTTCTTCAATCTGGGAAAGTAAGGTAGCACGTTCTGTATCCCAGAGTTCCCGATCATGCTTATGGATTCCCTGGAGTGTTTTGTAACGTTGCTCGTACTTTTCGTCAGATTCACCGGGTTGCTGAGCAGAAGCGGACGGAGTTTCGGTTGGCGGAATGACAGAAGAGGCAACTGGAGTAACGGGTGTTTCTGGTGTTTTTTCCTGCACCTCATTCCTTACATTGGCAGGATCATCGGCTGCTGATAAGTCAGCCTTGGCACCTACCTCTGCCGCCTCACTGAACGCATCACTGAAATCGTCCTGGTTCTCGTTTGCATCTCCGGTTTCCGGAATAGATATATCCCCGGGTTTAGTTTCCAACGCCCCTCTGTCGTCGGTTACTGGTTTCGTCATAACCTGCTCCTTTCGTAAAAAGTGATAAAAAAAGGCGACCGCGAGAACTTAATCCCATGGTCGCCTGTGGTCTCTTATATGTTCTGAGCTTTAGGCCGCTATTTACTTTTCTGTTCCAAGAGCGGTTGAAGCCGTTTCTTTAATCCTTCTAATGCTTGGAGAATTTCAATTACTTCATATTTCCTCAGTGTTACATGTGTTAAAATCTCCTGCTTAGGTGGTTCAATTTTATACGGGACGATTTCTATCATACATTTCACACCTTTGTCAAGCTAAATTCTACGCCTGTGCATTTCCGGTTGGCAGACCACGTAAAATATAGTCCTTAAGTGCCGTATACGCCTTAATTTTCCCCTGGTTCTGCATGAAGGTATCCGGGGCTGCCGTGTCGTTTTCGATTCGTACCTCGTCAATCAGGATATCGAGGAGCGAAAGGATATTTCTGCACACGGATTCGGCTCGGGACCCGGATATTTCAAAGATGAGTTCGGCTTTCTGTCGGTTGGTGAACATTTATCCCTCCTTATTTGGTCTTTTTGGCTGGTTTCACTGGTTTTTTAGCTGCCGGAACGACCAATGTCTGTCTAATCAGCAATGATGGTTGGAATAACTCCTTAAGACTACTACCCTTACTCCTATTTTCTGAAATCCACAATGGTTGTAAATTACGAAGTGCCCAACACTGCCGGAAATCTAAATCAAATGGAGTTTCAAAATTAAAGGCAACCTTTGGGATTCGGTGATCCACCTCCCACCCGCCCTTTCCATAGTTGTCCCATGACATACCATCAGTAAACTGTCTCTCAAGATGTTTTTTAAGCTGTACAACAGTATACCCAACTAAGTCTTCCCAATGTTGCCCAAGTTTACCGTTCTTTAATGTTTGCGATATGGCCTTTGAGATATTTACATTTAATTTTTTACTTTCTGTATTCCTACTTTTCATATTATCTTGGCGTACATTGTCAGGATGGGAATGTCGCCATGTTAATAAATCAATACGACATTTCTCAATATTCTTTTTTTTCCACTCACGTTGTTTTACTCGCATATATTCGATATTGTTTTCACGCCAATTTTTTTGATACTCTTTTACTTTTTCTGGATTTTTCTTAGCCCATCGAGCCGATTTCTCTCTGTTTCTTTGAGGATTTTTATGATATTTATTATAGATTCTGCCATACTCAAGGGTACATACCCTACAAGTATTTGTTCTACCATCTGGATATCTTTTCCGTGGCGGGAACTCTGTTAGTTCTTTCCTTTCTCTACACTTTATACAAACCTTTGTTACCATTATTTAGCCTTTTTGGAGGTAGATTTAGCCTTGGCAGCAGACTTCACCTGTTTTTCTTTAACAATAGCCATTTTTTCCTTCATTTTCATGTCGTGAGCGGCTTTTTCCCCTGAAATCTCGGTTTCATGGACGGTTTTCACAGCCTTGGTTCTCATATCCATGCGGTGAGACTCGGTTTTATGCTGCATCCCGAGCTCTTTATCATCCATATCAAGGCCATGTTTCTCTTCCTGCCGGCGGATTTCAGCCTGTTTTGCTCCGATTTCGGTTTCAGATTTAGCAAGTTCGGCATCAACAAGCCGGGGATCGGAACCTTCAGGCTGTTCGATGGGAGTCTGGGCTTTAATGTTTGCTTCCACGTTCTTGTCTTTAGCCTTTGTTAATTGGGCCATAGTTTGCGATTTCTTGTATGCGATTTCGGCTTCCTGCATCCGGTAAGCAAGGTCGAGGGCTTTGGTGTCCTGCATACTGGCGGCAATCTTCTGGGCTTCTTCTTCAGTTCGCAGTTTGATGTCCATATCGTGCGCTTTGAACGTTTCGGTAAGAAAATCTCGCCGGGAGACATAGAGCCAGTCCTCGGGAGCCATGACTGATTTGAGCTGGGTGAGGGCCTGGGATCGGATTTCCTTCATAACAAGAGAGGAGACACCCCGGGCTTTTCCAAGAAAATCACCCTTGATGTCGGTTCGGGGGTTGAATTCCATGTTCCAGGCATAGAGATCATGTATAATTTTCACGGAAAAGGCGTCAAAGTTCTTCACCACATCTTTGATAGAGACCGTTATCATGGACATGCGGCTTGAGGTGGCCTGGGCGGTTTCGTTGTTCGTCATCTGGCCAATCATCCAGGTCGGAAGAGTGGTTTCTTCATCCCCAAATTGCTTGAAAGCCTGGACTATAGTTAAGAGTTCTTCGATATGAGAATCTATATTATAGACTCTGAGGGCGGGGTACTGGGCGTCCACGCCCTTGCCTTCCCTAAACCAGATTTTACGGGGATAGAAATCGGTCATATCGGTATCCGGGGTCATGAGGGACCAGTTGACTTCTACTTGGGGTCCCGCGCATACAGCCCCGTTGTCCAGCACCATCCGGGCAGCCGCAGCAATAGCCAATTGGGAATGGCGCATGACCCGGGCGAGTCCTTCACCGAATATGGACGTCTCGTCCTTTTCGTAATAGAACACTTTGTAATGGTCGAGGGCAGAGTCAAACAGGGTGGCTTTAATGATTTTATTACCGAGCACCCAGACGTTGGCGCCGTATTCGAGTTCAACATCAGATACTTCAATTCCGCAGGCTTCAAGGTCGGAACCGTCTACGTATCCCCAGAACTCGAGTGTTTCGTATCGTTTACCGGACTGGCGGGACGTGCCGCGCTGATAATCGTCAGTGTCGCCTGTAACAGCAGTCGCTGAGGGGGCATAGGCATTAGAGGTCTTGCCGCCGGATTGGGCTTCAACTTCAATGGATTGGAGGTCAACTTCCCAGTTCTTGGGGACATAATTGCCGCCTGGATGGTCAGTAAGAAAATCGCGGATGATGTCGGAATAAAAATCGGGTCGTCTCATCAGTTGGCGGAGATCATGTTTGGACATAATATGCCGCTGGAACGAGCCGGTCATTTTGTCAATGTCAGTAACGGATAAGTCGGGATACCAGTCCCAGAGACGGACGAACTCAAAGAACGGGACCTCTTCCTGTTCGGCGGCCTCTTCGTACTCACCGGATTGTTCGTTAGGCATCCACTTGCGTTTGGTTCGCTGGTTTATCATGGGGCCCTTCATTACCCCCGTTCCGTACATAAGACCTGAGCGGAGAACC